TGTCTATATTTGGGGTTTGCAGCACTGCAATCATTAGACGATTATTGCAAGAAAGGCCCCGACTTTGCAGAAATTATAAAAAGAGCGAAGCTAAGAGTTCAGAACAGATATGAGAAAAACTTGCATGGTGAGAAGCCTACCGGTTCGATATTTGCACTTAAGAACATGGGGTGGAAAGACACTAACCTATTAGGCGAAGGTGAAGCCGTAGCAGGTATACTTGCCTGGAATTACATAACACCGCCAAAACCGAAAGATACCGATGAGTGAGAACGGAAATGAGCTTTTACAATTAGGTTTAAGTTCGATACCAAAACAGTAAGTTGGCTCCGCAACTTTACAGCGTCACTAAAACAATAGTCAAATATGAACACAACAAGTCAACCACACATTACCAATCAACGAAAATTCTACTCAGGTTCATGGAGAGGCAAGAAGATAGTGAGAGAACGTAACCCTGAACAGTTTGTTACTGACTTCTATGGTGTGCGCACAATCATGGCCGCTTGCCCAAAAAGTTTTTCCTTTATTGAAGTGAAACGGGCATCGGTATGGGAACGAGCTAAGGAACATAAGATCGTTTACCAAATGAGAAATGACATATTGCAAACCGGTAGAACTGTAATGTTGATACTATGACAAAGCGAGAACGTAAATACCACGCAACTAGATTATTCAAGCGCAAATTTAAAGGGCTAAAATACATCCCTATATTAAATGGAAAATGGGCGGTTGCGAGGGCACAATTAGCCGATTTTGAACAGCGAGAAAATGAGCTATGGGCTAAAGAACTGTGTGAGGTTTTCAAAGTGCCTTATGAGTTGTTCGAGGGTAAAACGGTACATATCCCTGAGTTAAAGGTTCCTTGGTTTGAAGAGAGTGGGCCGATTGACCCAACTACTTTTGCCAGGCTACGTATCGAAATGCGATTAAACAGAAGTCTATTACGCATACCGAGTTTAGAAGAACTTAAAGCGGGAACGGGCAACCGAACATCTAATAATATGAGTTGGTCAGTTTATTTAATCGGCACACCTGCCGCTATTGTTACAGCGTTACACAAGGAAAGCAACCGTTTAACCGGAGATTCAAAAGAAGAGTTTGACAAGGCAAAACCTCATTTGATCGCATTGGTTGAAAGTAATTTCAATACTAATCAAGTTAACACAGCTTATAAGTTAGAAGCCGCGGGGCATGTAAGTACGCTTAACGGAGTCGGCTCAGTCGGCTCATGTAACGTTAATTTAACTGCTACAGGATGTTTGCTGGTAACTGAGGAAGCTAATACTAACGGCAGCGTATAGAGATTAACTTACTTGATTTTCGTCTAATAAGGGTATCGTAAAACGCGATACCCTTATTCTCATTAATCCGTATTATGATACCTACTTTAAAACCTACGTGGAAACAGCATCTTGCATATGAGAAGCTGAAAGATAATACGACCGAGTACGTGACCTTTGGTGGTGGAGCTGGTGGAGGTAAAAGTTGGCTCGGTTGTGAGTACCTGTTACGTAATGCAACCAGCTTTCCAGGTACTACGTACTTCATAGGGCGTAGTGAGCTAAAACAATTACGTAAATCCACTGTACCCACACTCTACAAAGTCTGCGATTATCACAATATAAAGCGCGATAGTCTTTTCAAGTTTAATGGGCAGGATCAGTGCTTCTATTTTAAGAACGGGTCACGCATTGATCTTATTGACTTGAAGTACCTGCCCTCTGATCCATTATATGAACGGTTCGGTTCACTCGAATATACTCAAGGCTGGGTAGAAGAAGCAGGGGAAGTACATGAGGATGCAGCAAACATGATCTCAAGTAGAACAGGCCGACAGCATAATGACAAATACGGCCTGCTAGGTAAGACCCTTATAACCTGCAACCCTAAAAAGAATTGGCTGTATTATCAATACTACTTACCACACAGGAACAAAGTACTTGCATCAAACAAAGCATTCATTAAAGCCCTCGTCACTGATAACACATATGGAGAAAGCGGGTATGTAAAGAAGTTAGAAGGGTTTAAGGGCATCACGCTGCAAAGGTTGCGTTTCGGTATATGGGAATATGACGCTGATCCATCAGCCTTGATAGGTTTCGAGGCAATTAGCCGTATATTCAAACCTAAGCCTCTCCTCCCGGTAGATCACATCACGGTGGATGTGGCCAGGTATGGCCCCGATAGCACTGTAATAGGGCTGTGGAGAGGCAAGCACGTTGACCTATACCGATACATAAATTTATCGATTAAACAAACTGCCGAAAAAATACGTATATTTGCAGAGCGCCATAAGGTACCCATGCACCGGGTACTAGTAGATGCGGACGGCGTAGGCGGTGGCGTAGTTGATATTTTAGATTGTCGGCAGTTCGTAAATAATTCACGTCCTTTTCCCTCTCCTGTTAACCCCAACTTCGATGAAGAAACCGGGGAACCAATTCCAGAAAATTACAGAAGTCTTAAAGCACAGTGCGCATTCAGAACAGCGGAAGATATTAACAACGGTATCATAACCGTTGAGATTATCAATACCGGCCTTGAAACTGATGAAGCCGAACAGGCTCGATTAACTGAGGACTTAGAGCAGGTAAAAGCTAAAGACATAGATTCAGATGGTAAACTCGATGTGTTGGGTAAGAAAGATATAAAGCTCATCATTGGCCGATCTACTGACTATTGGGATTGCATCAGTATGCGTAAATTATTTGACCTTGATCCCGAACCGCAAATTTGGGGTTTCTAAAATAGTTAACAGTTTAGGATTGTTTGATTTATACTTGTTTGGTTGACAAGTTCGCGGTTACGTATTTACGTTGACCGCCTATTTTTCGTAAACTATGAATTATTAAAAAATGCCCAATATTATTCAGTCCGTACTTAGCCGGGTTCTCGGCATTCGCAGTATACAGAAGTCAGGTAACCAGATATTTTCACTTACCTGGAATATGTGGGTCAATGAGGTATGGCCTGACATAGACAAGAGGCTCTCTATTGAGGAGGGGTATGCCGATAACACAGCGCTGTTTTCCATTGTTAATCATGATGCAGAAAAATTTGCCTCTATACCCCGTTACATCTACAATGCAGATAGTAAGATTAGTGACCGCGTGTATGATAAGCGTCTAATTGACGGTAATGGCGTTAAAGACCTGGCCAGGCTGTTACGTAGGCCAAATAAGAATCAGAGTCAGAGTGAATTTTATGAGCTTTTACGCGTCTTTTATAAGTCCACAGGTGATGGCATCATATGGTTGAATCGCGGGGATGTAGCCGACGAGTTTACAGCTTATGATGCCCCCCGCGTTGATGCCAATGGCCAGATGCAATATGGTACTTTTCGTAAAAGGACTGATGACGAGATAGCACGCCTGCCTATACTCGAAATGTTTGTGTTACCGTCCGGGTTTGTGGGGGCTGTACCTGACCCAACTGATATGTTTGGCGTTGCAGCATATTGGTTAGATGTGAATGGTCGTAAAATACCACTACGCAAATGTGATGTCATCCACTGGAAACGTCAAAACCCTGTCTTTGATCCTGCAACAGCTTCACACTTAATGGGTCTTAACCCTTTCCACGTAGGCCGTCGAACCATACAAGAAAATAAAGACGCTGTAGCCGCTACGGATCGTATGTTTAAAAACGATGGCGCTAAAGGTGTGCTGGTTAATGAAAACCTAAAGTGGGATGCCTTGTCTGAGAAACAAAAGCAGGATTTAAAAGACCTCATTGATAGTCGTGTGAACAATGCAGCCGAAGTAAAAGGGGCCATTGCTACACTGGGGGGTAAGTGGAATTACCTGAACATTGCTAAAGATAGCGTTGATAAATCACTGTTAGACGGTAAGAAAATGACGTGGCAAGAACTGTGTTTCCTGCTTTCTGTACCGTTTGAATTATTCGACACACAAACTACTTACGCTAATAAAGAACAAGCGCAAAAAGGATGGGTGAGTAATACAATCGCACCGGCCTGTTTGAATATTGATGACAAGATGACTGAAGCGCTTGCACTGTCGTTCGGCCTGGTAGATACAGACAGTTATCCTACCGTTGTTATAAGCTCTGATTTTTCAGCCTTACCTGAAATGCGCAAAGATGTTGCAGCCCTTATAACAGCGTTTCAAAATGCCTGGTACATTCCACCAAACCGCAAGCTCACAGAACTGGGGTATGATCCAATCAAGGATAAGATATTTGATGAGCCGTGGTTACCTGATGGGGTTAAACCACTCAGTGACATCAAACAAACAATGGAATTTGCAAACCAAAGCCAACAAGAGTTATTAAATGGAATCAACGACAACCCAATTAACACCGGAGTCGATAGAGGGGCGTCTAATAGCGGCAAGTGAGGCGTTTTTCCCTATCACTGAAGATATGTGTCCAAGCAAAAAGATAGGCGCTAAAAACAACCGTTGGGCCTTTGTAATTAAAATGAAAAAAGAGATTGCAGCGATACAAAGTAACAATCTTAAAATGATAGTGCTTAATGAACTCGAAGCAAAGGCGACAAACAGCAAAAAATTATGACGCCCTATTAATATGGTGGGCTAATGCTTACACGCCTAAGCTGTATAAGGTGTTCAGGGCGCAATACGACGATTGTATAGACGTGCTGAAGGAGAAAGGGTTGAAAGCAGCTATCAACTCGGTTCACATGACTGTATTCGATGAACGTATATCCAAAGTAGTTAGTGACCTGTTCAGAAAGTTCGCAATGTCATACGCTACCGCTGTGTATGGGAATTTAATAAAGTTAGCAGCGGTAAAGGTCAAAAAAACACGTAAAGATACCGGGGCATTTGGGTTTAGCGAGGCATGGAACCAGTCAATAACTGAGTATCTTAATCAGTATTTACTTACCAGGGCGGTATTACCTTACAGCGACGGCACTAAACAGCAAATACTTAAGGTTCTATTAGAAGGGCAACAACAGGGGTGGGGTATTGATAGGATAATACAGGAGCTTAACTCACAACATGAAATTGATATAACAGAGTTTAGAGCACGCAGGGCCGTTAGAACCGAACTCGCTACAGCAGCTAATCACGGTGATAACATGGTGCAAGATAGTGTACCATTCGAGGTGGACAAGGTATGGATTTCAGCGCATGACGGGCATACCCGCGATTCTCATTTGAAAATGGACGGCGTGCAAGTAGACGGAGATGCAAGTTTTCACGTGCCGCGAATGCGCGGGAAACTACAGATAGGCGTTGATTTGATGAATGGCCCAGGTGACCCGGCAGGCTCTCCGGAAAATATTATAAACTGCCGGTGCACCCGTGGCATGGAGCCAAAACGAGATAAAAACGGAAGATTAATTCCAAAACAACAAAAATATAAGCCATTATGACACTCCCGAAAAAGAAAGCCGCCCAAAATTCCATAATGGACGTGGATTTGGGCAAACGTACAGCAGTAACCGCATTTGCTACTTATAAAAGCCTCGACCGCGACAGAGATAGAGCACACAAGGGTATGTTCACTAAGTCGTGGCAAGAGTTCGAGGACGTTCGCGTTTTTCTTAACCATGATAAGACGCTCGCACCGGCCAGGCTCGAAACTGGTAACGGTACTGGTAAAATGGCCCAATCTTTTTGGGAGGATGACGATCATGCCTATGCTAAGATGTGGTTTGGTACTCACACACTGGGGGAGGACACCCTGAAAATGATGGATGAAAAACTCATTACTGATAGTTCGTACTTGTTTGCACCTATGGCTAACAAGTACAAAAAGAATGAGGCCGGGGGCTATAACTTCTATGAGGTCTTTCTTAAAGAGGTGAGCGTATTAACGCATTGGGGCGCCCATCCTGAAAGTAAAGTGGTTTCAGTGAATAAATCGGCCAATGAAATCAACATCGGGGAACACATAATTAAGCAATTAAGCCCTACCGATGTTGATTTTTTAAGGAGTTTTATTTCCAAATTCAATGGCGAACTCGTAAATTTGGCGACCTTTGCCTCCACATTGAGCGAAGATTCAGACCTGTTTTATTGGATCAACGGCGCGATAACTGACATATCTTACACAATTTCCCGGTTTAAAGATAAACTCATATGGGGTCAAAAGTCATGGACACCTGATGAGCTTTCACAACATCTGCAAAAATTAAAATCATTTGCAAGAAACTCGACAGCTTCAGACGCCACTTTACAAAAAGTGATTGCTGAAGCTGAACAGATAGAGGCTTTATTTTTTATGGACGGAAACGACACTCACAAGGATGGCCAACCGAATGAGCAGTCGAAAGTACCAAATGATGAAGCAACGCAATTAGCATTGTTAAACATTCAAATGTTACTTTCATGAAACAAAATTTCATCCCATTCACTAAGGCAGCAGCTATGCAAATAATGACGCGCCGTATGCCTGGTGTACACCGCAAAGGTTTTGCCGCTTATAAATCTGATGCAAATGGCGAGGTCACACTTGCCGACGTAAGCAAACAGGTTAGCGAGTACAAGGAAAAACAAGAAAAAGCGCTTAAGGATGCGCAAGACGAGGTTATACGAATAACCAAAGAGTACACTGAAAAAGTTACGGCGCTCAATACCGAGCTTACTGCTAAACAAGCGACAATTGGCCAGATTCAACAGGAAGTTGTTGAACTGAAGGCGAAAGCCGGACGTAACGTTGGGGGCATTTTAGGAGCGGACGGCAATTCAATTAATAGCTTTGAAGGGCTGATTAAAGGTTCCTTTGACGCTAATGCCGACAAACTGGCCAAGGTTGACGAGGTTACCCCTCAGAGCTGGAAAACTGATGAGATCGGTAAACAATGCCGTGTTAAAGCTGCCGGAACTCTGACCATAGCTAACAACGTGGGCAGTGTTTCGATCTCTGGTGTTCCTACTATTGATCAAAATATTGCTACTCGCGGGCATGTGGAAACGCACTTCCGCGACATATTCCCAATTTTTGACAGTGCAACCGGTTCGTATGTGTTTTATCGTGCTAACACTCCTACAGGTGACGGTTCAATCACGTATCAAACCACTCATGGCGCTGTTAAGTCTCAAAAAGACTACGATCTTACGCCGGTTAAAGTTGATGCTGAGTACCTGGCCGGTTTCGTTGATATTGCTCGTCAAGCTCTGACCGATATACCTATGCTGCAATCATATGTAGGTAATGAGCTGATTGAGGACTATCTTGATACCGAGACTTTCAAGATGTGGGAGAGCCTGTTACTTCAATCAAACGGGCCTACTGTTACACCTGGCGCCGCTCCAATCGAAACAATGATCAAAGCGATTGCGGCTATGCGTCAAACAAAACGCGGGGTGAACATGATTGCCTTACGTCCTGCATTATGGGCGCAATTGCTAATCACAAAACCAGCCGATTATAATTTGCCTGTTAATACGGTAGGGGTTAGTCCGCTCGGCAGTGTTATCGTGTTGGGTACACCGGTATATGTTAC